GCGTGTAGGTAACTAATCTTTGGGTGGCGATAAGTGCCGGCGCGGTAGATCTCATATTCGGGGTGCGCTTCGGCAAATAGTTCTAAAATTGGTTGCTCTAGCTTGTTGCCTAGTTTTACGGCAAACGATGTTAGCGGCGGGTCTGGGATTAGCCCTAGGCGCTTGGCCCAAAGTGTTACCGCGCTACTCCACGGATTTAAACCAAGCAATGTACCAATTTCGCTTCCGCCAATGCCGTCTTTACGTAGGGCGTGCCACTCCGGGCTACCGGATTCGTGAAAACCTAGGTCAATAGCGCCGTTTTGAAACTTGCCCGTAAATAAGTCCATAATCTCCCCTAGTTGGTTACTCTTACTTTATGACTACCAACCGACTTTTTACGTCTGATTACTTGCAATTCTTGCGAGAAATTCACGCGGTCGGCGGCGTACCCTGCGAAGATTACCCAAAGTTTTTCTTTCCCGAAGATTTTCCGGATCCCGAAGCGCGCCAAGTAGCTACCAAGATTGCCAAAGAATTATGTAATGGCTGTCCGATAAAGACTAAGTGTTTTACCTACGCTATAAAGTCAAACCAGCGGCACGGTATTTGGGCCGGCACTTTACCAAGCGAACGTTAGGCTACGTCGTCTTTTGCCTTCGGGTCGTAAAGCGCGTCGTCTCCGTCAAACTGCACGTCGTCAAAGTCAAACTTGCCGTCCTGGGTAACTTTTAGTGCGTCCTCTACGCCTTCGCTATCGGATTTAGCAACGGCGGCGCGAAATGCGTTTTGTAGATCTGAAAGCTCTAGTGTTCCCTTCCAAGCCACAGCTACGCCAATGGTGGTTAGAACAACCGCAAAAGCCGAACCTACGCCAATAATGGAACCCATTAGGGCGTTGCCCGCGACCGCGCCCACGGCTGTACCGCCAAAGAAGGTAGCGGCAATAAGCCCTAGTGAACGGACGATAATTTGCTTTATGGTTTCTTTCACTTGTTCGCCTTTATGAATTGGATTGGATCTTGCTTGCTTGTAGTTGGACCGAAAACGCCCTTGATTTCACGCGATACGGTTGCGTGCAAATGCGGACCCGATGATCCGGACCCGGTGTTGCCTACTTTTCCAACAACATCGCCTTCGCTAACCTTTGTCCCAACCTCTAGCCCTGGTTCGGCTAGGTGGCAATAGCCAACGTAGTAAAGCTTCTTATCCGCTCCCATTACACGTTGCACCGATACGTTACCTAGAACGTCCGACCATTGCTTTAGAACGATAGTTCCGCTACCGATTGCGGGAATTGGCGTACCTTCGGGACGCGCCCAGTCCACTCCGGAATGTGGTTGCATATTGTTCTTGCGGCGGAATTCGGATAGCGTGCCAAACCGCCCAGTAATAAACTTAGGGTCAAATGGAAAGCGCATAGGTCTAGTTTACTTTAACATCGAAGTAACGAATGATCCGATGAATCCAGCGGCACCGGCCGCTAGCCAAACCGTTTTTTCCAAGAAGCGAATACGGCGTTCGTGATCCTTTAGGTTACGCTCCACCCAGTCGATATGGGTTGGTATCTTCTCGTTTAGTCGCTCAACTTGCTTGATTAGTTCAATAGCCCAAGTTGGGATCTGTTCGTTGTCCATTAGATACGCTCCATTAGTGCCGGGGCGTAGGTTGTAATCTTTAGTCTACCAAATAAGTATCTATTAGATTTTGATATTCGGCGCGCTTGGTCTCTGAAATGTTTAGGATTTCAATAACCTGTTGCAAGTGTTTGGCATTGCGAACAATGCGTTCTTGCAATTCTTCGTTTAGCTCAAGATCTGCCACGGCCAAGATTGCTTCGGCCGAATATTCTGCCTTTAGTTCTTCGCTTGTTGGTTCGAAAATTGGTCTACCCAGCATTTTCCAATTCCTTTACTCTTGCACTAAGTTCTTGAATAGCCTTTACCAGAATTGGAATTAGTCTGCCCGGTGTAGCTTCTAGTTTGTCTGAATTATCTCTAAGGGTTAGATTTAGACGGTCCGCGTCGTAGCTATCTTCTAACGCGGCTAGATCTTGCGCTATAAAACCAATGTCCGGAACGTCTACTTTTGCACCGTCTCGCATATTCCAGTCGAAACTAACTGGCTTTAGCCCTTCGACAAAAGATAGGCCATAGGGCAATTCCTCTACATTTTTCTTATCGCGAACATCTGATAGCGCGCTAATACTTGTTACCTGGCAACGCAACGAAGATATCGAACTATTGCCTAAAGTAATTTGGTTGCTTACGTTAGTAGCAGATTGGGCCGCGTTGTAGCCCAAAATAATGTTGTTGTCTCCATACCAGTTAACTAAGGTTGCATTGACGTTAGATCCAACAAATGTATTTTGTGAAATTGGCGTTCCGCTTTGACTACCAAAGCCCGAAGCAAAACCTAGGGCTGTATTGTTATCGCCGGTAAAGTTGCCCTGGATTGCCTGTACTCCGATTGCGGTGTTACGCGCGCCCGTTGTGTTTGATCCTCCGGTTAGTGGCCCGATGAAAATTGAATTGTTTCCCGTGGTGTTACTGGCCCCAGAATAATTACCAATATTTATATTCGCGTTTAAGAATCCGCCAATGCCTACGGCCGTTCCGCCAGATAGGTAGCCAAGCTTTATATGATCGGTGCCACTTGTTGTTGTCTGGCCAAACATAATTCCAGCGGTGCCGGGCGAAGCGGTTGGAACGTCTGGCGTTACCTGGCCCCAGCTAGTACCGTTGTAAACCTGCAACTGGTTTACGTCTTGGAGATACGAAACCATACCTTCGGAAACTACGCCGGCTAGTGCGGTTCCACGCGCGGCGGACGAAGCAAAAACCATAACGGTCTGATCTTGAAAATATGACTGAAAATTAGCGGCCGTAAGTTGTTCGCCCGCGACCCACTCTTTGTAACCTAGCCCGGCCATTATTCCTCTATCCCGAAATTAGTTGGTTCCCAGTCGCCTAGCTCTTCGTTCCAAGAATAAATTAGGCCGTCGGTTGGGTAAGCAATAGGCGCTTCCCATTGTGCGGTTTTTTCGTTTAGCAACCAAGATTCGAACGGCTTAGGCGCAATAAACGCGTCTAGCGCTAGATCGTAGATATAACCAACGCCGGCGTAGTTCTTGCGAATATTGCCGTTGTAACTTGTTCGCTTGCAGACTTGGCTTCGTAGGTCGCCGTAATAGGCTTCCCAGTCGGTAATCCCGTCTACTTCTTCCCACTCGTCGCGACCGACGATTACTTCGGTAACGACGTTGTTCGCGTCTAAAAATGCGTAGTGGGCCATAGGTCTATTCTACCTAAGAGATAAGCGCGGTAACTTCTGATTCAGTCAAGCCTAGCGCCGACAATTTAGCAATGGCAGATTCCTTGGCTTCCGCCTTAGCGGTTGCTTCGGCTTCGCGCGCTAGGTTATCGGCTTCGGCCTGGGTCGCCATAAGTTCACGTTCGGCCAATTCTTCCGCGGTAAGCGGGATCGACTGGACTCGCTCCGGGTGGCCTTCGGGCTTGCTTAGGTCTACAACCAAGCGGGTAATTGTTTCGCTCATTTTTTTATCTTTCTTTAGCTAACGGTGGTTACGCCGTCTGATCCCTTTAGTATGCCGTACAGACTAGCGCTTGAAAATTGTGCCAAGTTGGTCCCAAACGGGGCAACTTGCAAACTGGTTATTGCCGCGGTGCTATTCCATAATCCCGCAAAAATCATATTGTACGTAAACGTGCCATTGTTTTCGGTAACGATATCGTGAGATGTCGATTTAGTAGTTGTCCCAGAATAGTTAGGAATATAAATAGAGATATTACCGAACGTATTTGAAGTTGCATTTGCGCTTGGTAACCAAAAATATAAATCTGAATAACTTCCACTTCCTCCAGAACCCGAACCTTGCCCAAAAAGTAATCTGCCGGATTTATTAGAATTTGCCCCGTTAAAAGTAAGTGCGCCGTCGTCAATGGCCGTTCCGTTGTTTGCCGTCGTTGTTCTCAAATTCAAAACCAAATATAAATCCGTAAAAGTTTGGGGAATTGAACTAAACGTAATGTTGGCAGAACCACCCGCACCTACTGTTACCGTCTGTATTAGATCCATTGTCTAACTCGCTATTCCGTAGAGATTAATAGTTGAAGCCTGGGCAATAGCTCCGCTACTGGTAAAAAAGGTGACCCGATTTATTGCGGCGGTGCTATTCCAGCGTATGGCCGCCATACCTGTTAGGTCCGTTGGTGAACCTTTAGTGTTAAATCTTTGAAGTTGCGTTTTGTGTTTGTCTGTCGCGCTGTAATCCATAATCTGCAAAGTAGAAACACCGAAAGGGTCCCCGCTACGGGGCATATACATAATGTCTGGCGTTGAATTGAACGAACCAGTAGCGTTACCGCTAGTAAACGCATAGGCGCTTACCCCAAAATAATTTCCGCTAGTAGTATCGTTGTTTAGCCTGTAAAACAAATTTCGTTCGGTGCTACCGTCGCTACTTCTTGCGTTAATAACAAATACAAGATCGCGCATTGTGTTTGGTATATTTTGAAAGTCTACGCTGGTAGAAGAACTGTTACTAGCGGTCCAAGTCGCTAGCGGAATGTATGTTGGCCTACCCATTGCTACCCCTTTATTCCGTACAAAGAAATGCGAGACCCGCTAGCAAAACTACCCGAAGATGACAAAATACTAATTGAAGTCAAAGCCGAAGTGTTTATCCATAGCCCGGAATACAAGTTTACGTTTCCACCGCTACCATAGCCCGCAAATGATTTTATAGTTTTGTTTTTAGTGGTTGCAAACGGATCTAAAATGTCGCAAACAAAAGCCGCTGGAATTGTAGTGCTTGGAACGTCTACGCCTACAACCATAGAAGTTCTGCTTCCGTAGTCTGCCCCGGTTATTGTGCTACCGTTGGCCCGCAAAGCGTGCGTCCGATAATTACTTGCGGTATCTCCATTAACGCGCATTAGTGCAGTTTCGCCAGATGTAGTTTGGATATGCAAAGCTCTAATCTGTAAGTGCTTATAAGTACCACTCAATCCGGTTAGGTCGAAAGTTACCGAAGCCTCCGAAGAAGTTAGGTAACCGGTGCCAATTAGCACGTAGTCATTTGCTACGGCCTGGCTAAAGCTAACGTTTCCCGTTCCCGCGGTAAACGTTGTAACGCGGAACCCGCCCGAAGTTACGGTTGAATGAGTTAGCCCGGCCGTTACGGAAATGGCATAGAAGTCTGGGTATTTTAGAATAACGACACCCGAACCACCCGCGCCGGCTTCGCTTGTAGTTGGTTGCGCGCCACCACCACCGCCACCGCCAGTATTTGCGATTCCAGCTTCAGCGTTAGAAGGACTTGGATTAACCCTTGCTCCAACGCCACCACCGGTACCACCCGACGCTACGCCGTCTGCAAACGAAGCTCCGCCACCGCCACCGGCGTAAGTAATACTTGTTCCAGTTATAGAAGAAGCAACACCGGCACCGCCATTACCTAATTGGTTATCTCCGGCCGAAGTTCCGGCTACCGAAGCTCCACCACCACCGCCGCCGTTTAGGTTGTTTGAATCTCCATTACGATTTCTACCGGCTCCGCCGTCTCTACCTTGATTGGCCGTCCCAGTCCCGGCAGTCGATGATCCGCTTACGTTTGCGGTTCCACCGCCACCACCAGAACCACCGTTATTACCAGTTCCCGGCGTGCCTGGGTCTCCCCGTCCACCACCACCACCACCGCTAGAAGTTATAGTGGCAAATACTGAATTAGAACCATTAGATCCATTAGTAGCAAGTCCGGACGTGTCCGTAGTAACACCTCTAGCGCCACCTGCACCAACTGTAAGGGTGTAATTTGTGGCGACCGCTAGCGTAAGTGCGGATTCTGCCGAACCACCACCACCCGAAGTTCCTGCCGATGTTCTAAAACCACCCGCGGCACCACCGCCGGCACAATATCCAAAAGTGCCACCACCGCCACCACCACCACCAGCAATAACCAAGTAATTTACGGTTAGCGCTGTACCAGAACTAAAGAATTGCTTCCACGCGCCCGAAAGCTTTACGTACCCTTCGGTTACTTGCTTCCAAGATCCGCCAACCCTGGAATAAATATCGCTAACGTTGCTCCACGAACCCGTTAGCTTAACGTGCGCGGTCATAGTTGCCCTTTATGGTGTGTAAACAAGGAATACGTCGCCGTCCATACCGATAGCGGTACCCGGCACGGCGGTTCCAAGCCTAATGTTTCTTACAACGGCAGAACCTACGGCCGCGGTTGTTACCGCCCCGTTGGTCTGCGAAACAAGTCCCGAACCGTAGCCGGTAATTTGTGCGGTGCCGATAGTGATACCAGATCCGATAGCGGCGTAGTTGGCGTTTAGGGTTACGCTACCCGAAGTTCCACCACCGGTAAGACCTGTACCCGCGGTAACGGCCGTAATGTCGCCCGTAGCAATAGATACCCAAGCGGACCCGTCGTACACCTCTACGGCGTTCGTATCCTCTAGGTATGAAACCATACCTTCTTCTACGGCGGTACCTAAAGTCGTTCCGCGCGAAGCTGTACCCGCGTATACCTGGACGACTTGGTTTTGGATATACGTTTGGAAGTCGGGTTCGGTTACGACCTCCCCAACGGCCCAGTTTTTCCAACCAGTCATTTTCTATTTCTCCTAATACGCGAGAGTGTTGCCCGCACTAAGTTTACCAAAGAATGGGTCCGACAGTCTCCAAAACCCAGCTTCGATACCACCCAAGCCTAGGCTAACAATATGCTGGGTTGGGGACTTGCTCTGGGCAATGCGGATAATCTCCACGTTGCGTTGAATTGGATCGCCAATTCCGGACGGGGTAAATTTGACTTGCACTACGTCGCCAAGCTCTAGGCCCAAGATAGTGTTTTGGTTTGCTTCCGATAGCGTATCTAGTTCTACGTCTAGCGCTTCAAAACGATATTCCGGATTAGCTAACTTAGAGATAAATAGGTTTACCAAGTTTTGGTTGTCCGTGTCGCTATTCATTAGTAGGCCGTCTAGTGTCAAGTTAAAGATTCCATATTGAAGTTGGGAATTTTCATTTATTGCCGTGGCCGTTCCACCGCTTAGACGTGTACTAATAATTTCGTTGTAAAGAAGTTCGGTCCCGTAAACCACTCTTAGGTTTGTGTACGGTAGCCCAGTCCCGTCGTCTGCGAAAATAATGGTTCCGTTAGCGGCGCTTCCAAAGCGGTCCTTAAATCGCGCGTCTCCGTCTTTGGCAATAAAGAATGATCCTGGTTCGCCGTCGGTAATCTTTTGTATGTATTGCAACGCGTTAGCTCCGGTAGATACCGTATCCGCTTGTAGGGTAGTTTGCCCTTCGTCAATAGTGCGCGCGTCTGGATTCCAGTTCACCTGGACGTTGCTAAGAATGGCGTTTATGCGCGCACCGGATAATTGCACCGTATTGGTTAGCGCGGGTAGCGTTTGGTTTGCTAGCTGGGTCATACCGTCGGAACCCTTTACGGTTGCGATAGCCCGGCCGCGAACTTCGTAACTTAGGTCCCAGTCGTCGATAGATCCAACAACTTGTCTAATGCCATTAGAAGTAATTCTTACCGGGCGACGTGGAATAATCTGGCCGGCATAGGGCGAACCAGCGTAAAGCGGGTCGAACGTGCGGTCGGTGTTGTCTAGGTTTATTTGAACCTGGCCCGCGGAATAGCGGTCTAGCTGTCGGGACTTACCGCGGTTTATGCCGTATTCCAGAACCTTAGAAGTCACGTCATAGAACAATGTTCCACCTAGAACGTATTCAGTAGATCCAAGCAAACCTTTTACTGGGTCGTTTAGAGTAACGAACGGTGCTAGTGGCGAACCCGATACGTCAAAACCAATTTCTACTACGTTAGTAGGCATACTAGGCCCTTACGAATACACGGCCCGAAGCGCGTTCGAACCTTAGAATCTCGTCTACAATTTGGCGACCTACGTTAGTACCGTCGGTTCCCATACCGGCGTTTACGTTTATGTTGTAGGTGTTAGTGGTTGGTGCGGTCGCACCCGACGACATAATAGACATTGCATTTGATTCGCTTAGCCCAGTTGCTCCGGCGGCCATAGCCCCAGCTTCGGCAACCGCTGGCAAACCTAGGGCAATAGTGCCGCCCGCGCCAATGGCAACGGCGGCTAGATCGTCTACCGCGTTTTCTACTATTCGTTCCGAACCAACCAAGCCACCGACTAAGCCCTGGGCAATGTTCTTACCAAAGCCTTCGAACACCTTAGAAGGCGACTTAATCCCAAGCAACGCTTTGAATCCGTCTGTAACCAAGTCGGCTAGATTTTTTACAGTCTCACCAATAAGGCGCGGCGCATTGTCTACCATACCC